CTCATGCGCAGATTTTTTCTTTCCCCCTGAAAATCACAGACCTTTGGTGTAAAACCTTGCAAGAAACTCCCCAGCCCAAGAAGCGCGGGCCAAAGCCGTATGCGCCCAAGAAAGCCGAGCGCGACGACGTTGCGCTGTTCATGGCTTCAGGAATGTCGGAGCCGCGCATCGCTGCGGTGCTCGGCATCTGTCAGAACACGCTGCGCAAACACTTCGCCACCGAATTGCAGATCGGGCGCGACCGCGAGATGGCGGCGAATCTGAAGCGCCTGCGGAAAGCGGCGGCCAAGGGAAACGTTACGGCGATGAAGCACCTCGACGCCAAGTACGGCACCGTGTCGACCGAGCACTCGTTCGCCGCACCGGAAGCCCAACCAGACAGACCTGAGAAGCTCGGCAAGAAGGAGCAGGCGATGCGTGAAGCCTCGACCGCCGGCCAAGGGACGACTTGGGGCCAAGACCTCGAACCTAAGAACACACTCAACTGATGTGGGATACATCGTGTGTGGACTGGGAGGCGCGCATCCTCTCGGGCCGCAGCCTCGTTCCCGATCTGCCGCTGTTCCAGGACGAGGCGGATAGGGCGCTTCGCATCTTCAAGCGCCTTCGGTTGCCCGACGTGATCGGCACGCCGACGATGGCCGAGGCCTGCGGGGAATGGTTTTACCCGATCGTTGCGGCGCTGTTCGGCTCGTATAATCCCGTCACGAACGAACGGATGATCCAGGAGTTTTTCCAGGTCATCCCGAAGGGCAACGCGAAGACATCGAACGGCGGCGCGATCATGGTGGTCGCGCTGATCATGAACCGGCGCCCGCAGGCTGAATTTCTGTTCGTGGCCCCGACTATCGAAGTCGCCGGGTATGCCTTCAAGCAGGCCGAGAAGACGATCCTGCTCGATAGCGAACTGACCAAGCTGTTTCGAATCCAGCGTCACTTGCGAACGATGACGCATATGAGGACCGGCGCGACGCTTCAGATCAAGGCGGCTGACACCGACGTTATCACCGGCGGCAAGCAAGTCGGCACGATGATCGACGAAACGCACGTCTTCGCGAAGCACAACGACGCCGAGGCGGTGTTCTTGGAGCTACGCGGCGCGCTCGGTAAGCGCCCAGATGGGTTTCTGTTCCAGGTGACGACGCAATCGAAAGACCCTCCGGCTGGCGTGTTTAAGCGCGAACTCGCCGTGGCGCGGGACGTGAGGGACGGCCGGGTCAAGCTGCCGCTCCTGCCGATCGTCTATGAATTGCCGCAAAGACTGACCGCCGACATGAAATGGAAAGACCCAGCGATCTGGTCGCTGGTGAACCCGAACCTCGGACGGTCGGTGAGGCGCGACTTCCTTGAGCGGGAGTTGATGAAAGCCGAGTCTGCGGGGCCGGCAGAGTTGGCCCGGTTTGCGTCGCAATATGTGAACGTCGAGATCGGCGGGGCGAACGCGTCCGATGCTTGGCGCGGCGCCGAGTTTTGGGACCGCAACGGCGACAAGGGGCTGACGCTCGATGAGGTTATCAGCCGCTCGGAAATCGCGGTTGTTGGAATCGACGGCGGCGGCCTCGATGATCTGCTCGGGCTGGCGGTGCTTGGCCGAGACCGAGACACCCGCGACTGGCTCCACTGGGGGCACTGCTGGGCTCACTCAATCGTGCTCGAACGACGCAAGTCCATCGTCTCCGAGCTGCGAGACTTTGAAGCTGCCGGCGACCTGACGATTGTCGAGAATGTCGGCGATGACGTGCAAGCGGTCGCGGACATTGTGGAGCGCATCGAGGGCGAGGGTCTGCTGCCGGAGAAGGTTGCGATCGGCGTCGATCAGGCTGGCATCACGGAAATCGTTGACGCCATCACGCAACGCGGCATCGCGCTGGAGCGGATCGTCGGCATCCCGCAGGGCTGGAAGCTGAACAACGCGATACTCACGACCGAGCGGCGGTTGGCCGGCGGCACGTTCAAGCACGGCGCGTCCGCGATGATGGCCTGGCAGGCGCGGAACGCGAAGATCGAGATGAAGGGCAGCGCTCGGACGATTACGAAGCAGGCGTCGGGCACGGCCAAGATCGACGCGCTGCTGGCGATTTACGACGCGGTGCATGTGATGGGCCACAACCCGGAAAGCGGCCGATCGTTTTGGGACACGCCTGATCCGTACGTTCCATTTGGGAATGGGCCTGATGCGGTAGCGGCTTAACAAAGGACGATTGGAGGTATGGCGAACTGGCTGACCAACGTCCTTGCTCGCGCGCTGAACGTCAAGATGACGGACCAGCAGGCCCAGATATGGAAAGATGTGTTTGGCCCCGGCCGTGAGGCCAAGACGGGGCAGACGATCACCTGGGCAGTAGCATTCGAGTCGACCGTCTATTTACGGTGCGCATTCGTCATCCATGACGTACTGGGCACGATCCCATGCAAGCTCTATCGAAAGACGGGCGGCCAGTCCGAAGAAGTAACCGACGATCCGCGCTCTGACATTGTTCGCTCGGCGCCGAACGGGTTTCAGGATTCGCTCGAATGGCGCGGCATGATGGGCATCCATCACGCGATGGCTGGGTTTTCCGCGAATATCATCGTCCGTTCTGGTGGGCGCATTGTAGAACTGATTCCGGTCGAGCCTGGCATCGTCTCAATGGTGCGCGGTCCCGATCTGCGCCCGCGCTTCAAAATCCGCGACGCGCAAGGCCGCGATCAGGAGTACGGACCCGATGAGATTTGGCTCTGGCGCGGCCCGTCATGGGACGGCTGGCGCGGGATGGACCGCACGCGTCTCGCGCGCGAGGCAATAGCGCTCGCTCTCGCGACCGAGGCTTCGCACTCACGCCTGCACAAAAATGGCATTCAGACGTCAGGTGTTTATTCCCTCGAAGGAGTCCTGAACGCCGCGCAATACAAATTGCTTCTGCAGAACATCAAGGCGCGGGCGACTGGAGACGTGCAGCATGACCCGCTGATCCTTGACCGCAATGGCAAGTGGATTTCGCAAACGATGAACGGTGTCGATGCCGAGCACTTGCCGACGCGTCAATTCCAGGTTGAGGAAGTCTGCCGCGCCGCGGGCGTGTTGCCCGTCATGGCCGGCTACACCGAGGGGACAACGAGCTACGCGAGCGTCGAGCAGATGCTTATCGCTCATTGCGTGCACACCGCCCGCCCACTTTGGCGTAGCTGGGAGAAGTCGGCTGATCGTTGGTTGTTGTCGGCTGAGGAGCGCGCCGCTGGACTTTATTTTAAGTACTCCGATGGCGAACTGATGCGCGGCGACGCGGCGTCCCGCGCTGCCTACTACTCCGCCGCGCTTGGCACCGGCGGATCACCTCCATGGGCGACGCAAAACGAGGTGCGTGCGTGGGACGAGCTTCCGCCGCGGTCTGAACCGTGGGCGGATGAGCTGCCACGCGGAACGAATCCGGCAGGGACACCCGCACCGAAGGAAGCAGATAATGGACAGGCTTAATTGCGGCCTTGAGCTGAAATTCGCGGACGGTGCGGCTCCGGGCGCGTTCGACGGCTACGCTTCGCTGTTCGGCATCGTGGACAGCCACGGCGATGTTATGGCGCCCGGCGCTTTCAAAAACACGCTCGCCGAGATGCGCGCGCAGGGCCGCACGATTCCGATGTACATGCAGCACGGCCACTTGCTCGGCGGCGACCCGCGCCCCGTTGGCGTCTGGAGCAATGTGGCAGAAGACGACAAAGGACTGAAGGTCTCAGGAAAGATCGTCGGTCTCGGAACCGAAGAAGGAAAGTACAACTATGCTCTCGTTCGCGAGGGCGCCATCGGCGGACTGTCGGTCGGGTACAAGACGATCAAAGCACGCTACGGCAAGACTGCGAGCGAGCCGAAGCGCACGCTGCAAGAAATCAAGCTGTTTGAAATATCTCTTGTCGACAGCCCGTCGCTGGCATCGGCACGCGTCGACTCAATCAAGAGCGCTCGCGACATAAAGACAACTCGTGAATTCGAGGACTTCCTACGGGATGTAGGCGGCTACTCGAATAGTGCCGCGAAGGCGATTGCCTCTCACGGTTTTAAGTCCGGTTCGGAATCTCGGGATGAGAACGACGCCGATGTGAACCACCTCACACGTCTTCTCGAAACCATTCAGAACTAGGAGCAACCCAATGCGTAATGCATTCAAGCAAAGCGCGGCCCACGCGCCGATGGAGTACAAGACCGCTGGCGACCCCAGCGAGATCAAGGAAGTCGCCGAAAAACTCAGCAAGGCGTTCGAGGATTTCAAGACCGAGCACTCGGCCCAGATTCTCGAATTCAAGAAGGGCCTGAAGGATGTCGTCACCGAGGAAAAGCTCGGGCGCATCAACAAGGCGGTCGACGACCTTGTCGAGGCAAAGACCGCGCTGGAGACGAAGGCCAAGGCGGCGCAGGGCCAGCTCGACGAAATCGAGAAGAAGATGGCGCGCGCCCGGCTGAATGGCGGCGGCGGCGGCGATGCCGACGACAAGCGCCAGATCGAGGTGAAGTCGTTCAACGACACACTCTCCGCGTTCAACGGCGGGCGCAATCGCAAGTTCGAGCCGCTCGACGACAAGGGCTATGACGAATACAAGGCCGCGATCGAGCACTACATCCGGGCCGGAAAGGACAATCTCAGCCCCGAAGAAGTGAAGACGCTCTCGGTCGGCTCAGACCCCGATGGCGGCTACTTCGTTACGCCCGACACGAGCGGTCGCATCATCAAGAAGGTCTACGAGACGAGCCCGATGCGGCAGATCGCGTCGACGATGACGATCTCGACCGATGCGCTCGAAGGCATCGAGGACTTGGGCGAGGCCGGCGCGGGTTATGCCGGCGAACACGCCACGAGCGGCGACACGACTACGCCGCAGGTCGGCAAGTGGCGCATCCCGGTCTTCTGGATCGACACCGAGCCGAAGGCGACGCAGCAATTGCTCGATGATGCTGCGGTCAATATCGAAGCGTGGCTGGCGGATAAGGTTTCCGACAAATTCTCGCGCTTTGAAAACGCGGAGTTCATCACCGGCGCAGCCAACAAAATTCGCGGCATCACCGGGTACACGATGGCGGCCGATACTGGCTCCGGCGTGACGTGGGGCTCGATCGGTTATGTCGCCACGGGCTCGGCTGGCGCGTTCCCGTCTTCCAACCCGGCAGATAAAATCCACGACCTCATCGGCCTGCTGAAGGCGGCCTATCTGACGAACGCGAAGTTTCTCACGCGCCGGTCGGTGATCACGCTCATCCGCAAGTTCAAAGACGGGATGGGCAACTATTTGTGGCAACCGTCGTTCGTCGCGGGAGTGTCCGAGACGATCATGGGCTATCCCGTGGTCCGTGCTGAAGACATGCCGGCCGTCACGACCGACACGCTCTCGCTGGCGTTCGGTGACTTCGCTCAGGCTTATCAGATCGTGGATCGTCAGGGCATCCGCGTCTTGCGCGATCCCTACACCGCCAAGCCTTACGTCAAATTCTACACGACAAAGCGCGTCGGCGGCGGAGTGCTGAACTATGAAGCGCTCAAGTTCCTGAAATTTGGCGCTTCGTAAGCGACCGCGATCTAGGAAAGGAAAAATCCAATGCGCGATATGATGAACAATATGCATGTTGCCCCGGCGTTTCGGCCCAAGGCCGCGGTGACCGATGGCACGGCACAGGTGTCTGTTACCTGCGACACGAAGGGCTTCGGTTCCTGCATGCTGGCGCTTGTCGTCGGCACGCTCACGGACGCTGATGCTGTGTGGTCCGTCCTGATTGAGGATAGCGATGACGACAGCACCTATGCTGCCGTTGCCGACGAATACCTGAATGGGACAGAAGTTCTTGCTGGGTTTGCCTTCGGCGATGACGGCGAGTGCCGAAAGATCGGCTACACCGGCATCAAACGTTACGTCAGGGCGACGATCGACGACACCACGGCCAATACTGGCGACCTTTACGTAGCCGGCGTTTGGGTTCTCGGCGAACCGTCTCGCGTGCCGACCGCCAATCCGCCGACCTAAACTGACCACTGAATAGAGGGGCGGTGCGTTTGCCGCCCCTCTCCTTCTTTCCGAGGAGAACGCACACATGACCGCTTTTTCCATTCGCCAGGGCGACCGAGCCCCGATGATCGATGATGTCGAGATGGCGGCGACTGCTGCTGAGCTGAATGCCGCTGCGGATATTTCCGCAGGCGCCGCGATTGCCGCGAACGGCGATACACTGGCAGCAACCGCCGTGCTCCATGCTGGCAAGGTTGTGCAGTTCGGAAAGACCACCGGCACAATCGTCACGCTCCCGGCCGCGACCGGGACGGGGCACAAATACACCTTCGTCATTGGCGTCACCGCAACATCGAACGCCAACATCATCAAGGTTGCCAACGCAACCGACGTGATGGACGGAAGTCTGAACATTCAGCAAGACACCGATGTGGACGGCACCACGAAAGTCTTCCGCGCGGATGCCGGCGACGACACGATGACGTTTGCAGGCGCCGCCGGAACGGGCGGCATCGTCGGCGGCCTGATCGAGTGCATCGACTACAAGGCTGGCTTCTGGTCCTGCCGCGCCTACACGCAATCGGGCGGCGGCGCCGAAGTGACCCCGTTCAGCGCCACGGTTTAAGATCATGAACGTCACGCGCGTTAGCGTCACCCCGGTCACGGATGGCTCGGGTGACGCGACCGTCTACACCGAGAAGGTGAACGGGCTCCTCTCGACCATTCAATACGTCAAGACGGACTATACTGATGGCGTGGACTTCACGATCACCGAGGAAGACACCGGACTCGCGCTGTGGACCGGAACCAATGTCAATGCAGCTACGTCGATCTCGCCGCGCCGCCCAACGACCGACGCTCTCGGCGCCGCTTCATTATATGCGGCCACGGGCGAGCCAGTCGAAGATTTGATTCCGATCGCCGGGCGCATCAAGGTCGTGATCGCTGCCGGCGGTGCGGCAAAGACGGGGCAGCTCGTCTTCACCCTCATATGAGCGCCGATGAAAAACCCCGCCGAGCCCGCGCCGCGTGTGGTCGTCGGTCATCTCGAATTGATGTCGAATACATCAAGGAAAAAGTCGCGCGCTCGCCCGTACGCGAGGCGATGAAAGCCGGCCGCGATTACGTGACGCGCGGCGCAAGGAGATAGACGGGCCATGCTCGTCGTCAACACCGCCGCCGATAGCTACGATCTGACGGTGCTCTCGACCGTGAAAGCGGAATTGAGCATCGAGGGCGGAGCATCGGACGCGCAACTGACGGAGCAAATCCACCAGGCGAGCGACATCTGCGCGACCTATTGCAGCCGCGTGTTCGCCGATGAGACGGTGACGGAGACGCTGCGCAATGTACGGCGGACGGTCATCGGACTGCAACGCGGCCCAGCAACGACGATCACTTCGGTCACAGAGGACGGAACTGCGCTGCTCGCGACGGAGTACGAGGCCGAGACCGACGACAAGGGGCTGAGCTACCTCTACCGACTATCGGATGACGACCGGGTCGACTGGGATGCTGCCAAGCTCGTCATCGTCTACACGGGCGGCTATGCGCTGCTCGACGGCCTGCCGCGGACAATCGAGCGGGCCTGCATCGATCTGGTGAAGTTGCTCTATTTCTCCGCGAGCCGCGATCCAGTGCTGCGCAGCGTCGATGTTCCTGGCGTCATGTCGAAGACCTACTGGGTCGGCGCGACCAGCGACGGCGCGCTGCCGCCTCATATCGAGGCCAACCTCGCGCCGTTCCGCCGGGTCGACGGTTTCTCTGACGATTGAACCGAAACCCATATCGCAAAATCGCTGAGGTTTTTCCATGAGCGTCGACAGCGAAGCACGCTGCGAAGGCAGTGTGACGAAAGAAATCGGCAAGCGCATGGGCGGGCTTGGGCGCTATGAGCCGATGCTTGCGGTTGCCAAAATCCCGCGCTGTCCGACGTGCGGCGGGGCCAATCCCGAGGCGCGCGCGCATTGCCCGTGTTGCGGCGACAACGCGCCGCCGGTTACTGAAACCCGCTACGAGACCAGCATCGCTACCAACATCGACGGACTGTTTCCGTGGCACGCGCGGTTGCTTCTCGCCATCGGCGCATGGCTTCGCCGCATCGCCCAACGCCTCAAAGGAGAGTGACCATGCAATACAAAGTCCATTCCCGGCACGACACGCTTGTGGACGTTCCGGCGAAAACGCCTGACAACCACGAGATCGTCGGGCGCATGCCCGCATCGATTGTGGAGCTTGTGCCGGTGAACGGCGTCGGTGCGACGATCACGCTCACTGTGGTCGCGCCTGTAAAGGCGGAGCAGGAGAAGGTGCGCGACCTCTACAAGGTCGGCGCCTTGCTCGAGCTGTCAATCGCACCCGCGAAAGGAAAAGACCAATGAACGGAGCATCCGCCGTCCGGCCCGGCATGGCCGAAGTCATCAAGGGCATGGTCGGTGCGGGCATCATTTCGCTCGCTGTCGCCTTCACGAACGCGGGCGCCGCGATCATCACAAACCGCATCATTCAAGCCGGCACCGCGCCAAAGAACATCGGCTGGGGCATTGGCACTGTCGCTGCTGCCGTTGGCGATACCGCGCTCGGCACCGAGTCCGCGCCGACTACCGCGGGCGGGCGAACGGTCGGGACGGAATCGCGCACGACGATCACGCAGACCAACGATAACTATCAGGTCGTCGGCACGGTGACGGCGGGCTCGACGCTCGCGATCACCGAGGCTGGGCTGTTCGACAACGTCACCGCGGGAAACATGCTGACGCGCGGCGTTTTCAGCGCGGTCAACGTCGTGAGCGGTGATTCGATCGCCTTCACGTTCGGCCTCAAATTCGTTCCGACTGTCACGTAAACGCAACGGTGTAGATCATGCCCCTCGTTCCCCACAGTGGCGCATCCGCCGGGGCTCCCGATCCGGAGCAGGGTGCGCGCAATCTGTTCAACGCCGCGAGCTGGATTTACCGGCGCTGCAACGAGATCGCGGCCGATGCCACCCTCGACCCGGTCAAGATTTATGACCTCGCGGGCAAATGCCAAGGCTTCCGCGCCGAGGCCGACAAGTGGATCAGCGGGCCTAACGTCACGCTCGTTCGTCAGGCCCTCGTCGATCTGACGCGACAGGCGGGCGCGGGGAACGTGGTGAAGACGGACGCGGAGATCAACGCCGACTACAACGCGCTCTATGCGGCGGTGGGGGCGTTCCTGACCTGGGCGACCGCGAACCTGCCGCCCGTGGGGCAATCGCTGACCGCTCCCGTCGTCACGGTCGAGCGCCTGTGGCCGCAGGCGGATTTTTCGGTGCGCATCGTCAAGCAGGCGGCTGTGACCACGCAGGTGACAGCCTTACGCGCTGTCTTCGTGTGAGGACGAGGCGTGGCACTTTCGCTTAGAGGAACGGCGGTTTCAGGAACAGGCGCTCCCGATCCGACTGTGACCCTGCCCGTCGGCACGGCGACGGATGACGTTGTGTATGTAGCCTTCAATACACCGGGCACCAGCAATATCGATCAAGACCTGGTTATGATTACGACCGGGTATACCGAACTTGCCGACCTCTTCCAGAATGATCTATCCGACACTCAACTCGGCGTCTTCCGGAAGATCATGGGGGCGACCCCCGACTCGTCGGCTCAATGTGAGACAACGACAACGAACGGCATTGCTGTCTGTCACGTGTGGACAGGCGTCGACCTTACAACACCGGAAGACGCTACGACCACGACGGCGGGCGCGACCGATGATGGAACGCCTCAACCGCCATCGATAGTCACGGCAACCGCCAATGCGATAGTTCTGGCGATTGGAGGGTCTTCCGAGGCCGATGCAGTAACGAATGCGCCCACTGGTTACTCAAACCTCATTGATCTGCAGCATACAGCTATGAATGTGATGATCTCATCCAAGTTGGTGGCATCTCCGGGGACAGAGACCCCCGGCCGCTATGCGGACATCGCGGGCACGGCGGCGGATACTTGGTGCGCGGCGACGGTCGCGATCAGGCCCGCTGCGGCAGCGGTGGTGCTAATCCCACGACCCACAATCATCAATCAAGCCGTGCAGCGCGCGGCGAGCTGGTAGGAGGCTGATATCGACGCGGTATATGTCACCCGGAACACCGCGTTTGCAGCTACGGCTGGCGCGAAGACCGTGCTCAAGCTCATCACGCCCACGAGCTTCAATATCAAAATTCACGAGATCGGCGTCTCGATGGACGGCGTGACGGCCTCCGCCGTGCCCGCGACATTCGAGTGGGGCACGTCGGACGAGACGACGGCGGGAACGCAGGTCGGCACGGCGGTCACGACGCAGATCAAGGGTCGCGCTCAGGCGCACGGACTGACGGTCGGGCAGAACTTCTCCGCCGAAGGCACGACCTATACTCTCTGTGGCGGCATCTATGTGCCGCAGTACATGGGTATCTTCGTAAAGCAGAACCCGCTTGGACTCGAAGAAGAATCGCCCGGCGACGCAGCGGATTCGTTCCTGCTCCGCATCAATGTCACGGCCAACGTCAATGTTCTGGCGTGGGCGAAATGGTCGAGGGCATAGCCCAGATCGGGGTTAGCCCATGGCCCGCTTAGGCCGCGCACAGTCCTTTCCGGTCATTGCTGGGCATGGTCCGCCGCCGCCGGTGTTCAATCAGTCGGTGCTGGCGCAGACCTCGCCGTTGGCGGCGCTGGCGCGGCAAACCGGCAAGCCGCTCAGCACGACGACCTCGCCAGTCACAGCGCTGGTGCGTACAGTGTCGAAAGCGCTTGCGACGACGAGCTCCCTTGTCGCGACGCTCATAAAGCAAACGGCGAAGTCGCTCGTCACGTCGTCGGCGCTTATTGCATCTCTGACGGTGTTCCGGCAGTACTTAAAGGCGCTTCTGGCGGAAACGTCGCCGGTTGCCAGCCTCGTCAGGCAGACATCCAAGCCGCTCGCGGCGATTACCTCGCCAGTGGCGGCCCTGGCCCGCTCGGCCGACAAGGTTCTTCGCACTACGACGGCGGCCGTCGCATCGCTCACGCGGCAAACGGCGAAGTCCCTTCTGACTTCGTCGGCGCTGATCGCAGCGTTGACCGTGGCCCGCCAATTCTTGAAGGCGCTGGCGGCGCAAACCTCGCCGGTCGCAACGCTCCTGCGCCAAACAGGGAAGCCGGTCAGAACGACGACCGCCCCCGTTGCGGTTCTTGTCAGGCAGGCGGGGAAGCCGCTCGTCACGTCCACAGCCCCGGCAAGCACGCTGGTGCGGCAGACGGGAAAACCGCTGCGGACAAGTTCCGCGCCGATTGCCACGCTGGCAATAGCTCGCCAGTTCCTGACGACGCTTGCGGCCGCAACATCGCCCATAGCCGCAATCGTGCGCCAGGCAGGCAAGCCGCTGGCGACGGTGACGGCCCCTGTCGCATCGCTGGCGCGCTCATCGGCAAAGGCGCTACTGACCACGACAGCGCCCCTGGCGACGCTGGCGCGGGAGATGGCGAAGTCGCTGCTGACTTCGACAGCGCCGGTTGCGAGTCTCTCCGCGGTCAAGGTTTTTCTGCGGACGATTGAAGCGACCACGGCCCCGATTGCCACCCTGTTGCGGCAACAGGGGAAGGTTCTCATCGCGGCTTGCGAGCCGGTTGCCTCACTCTCGCGGTCGGTAGCGAAGTCGCTCGCGGCGGTGACGGCGCCGATTGCAAGCCTGACGGCGGCCAAGGCGTTCACGAAGCTGTTGCAGGCGACGGCCAATATCGCCGCGGCGCTGCAACGCTCGACGGGGAAGCCGCTCGCCGCAATTACGGCGCCGGCGGCAAGTATCGTCCGAAGTGTCGGCAAGCTGGTTCTCGCAAACGCAACCGTCGCCGCGCTGCTCGACAAAATTCCCACGCTGTCAACGGGGCCACTTCCCGTTCCTGGCGACGCTGATACGTTCTCGCCCTACGCAAGGCCTCGCGGTTCATCGCAATTATCCAACGCCCGTGCGCCGGGCGGCACAGCAAGGCCTCGCGGTTCATCGCAATTATCCAACGCCCGTGCGCCGGGCGGCACAGCAAGGCCTCGCGGTTCATCGGGGCCGGCCGGACCAAGGGACTGAATAGATGCTCACCGTCATCACCGTCACCGCTCTGCTCGACCCCTATCGCAGAATTAACGTCTGAGGATTTATCATGCAAGGCACTTATGACCTTTGCGATTTTCAGATCACAGCGGCGGGGACTTTCACGTCTACGCCCATTGTTGATTTCAATGAGCTTGCGGCGCTGATTTCGCTTCGGTTTGCCTATGGCTCGGGCGGCACATCGGTCAAGGCTTATGTCCAGTCATCGGCTGATCAGGGCTCGACATGGCACGACATTTGGTGTCTCGCACTGGCAACGGCAGCAGAACACGAGTTCAAGAATTTTTCGGCACTGACGCCGAAGACAGCGCAGACGATACCAACTGATGGTTCGCTGACTGACGACACGGCGATTGATGGAATTCTTGGAGATCGTTTCCGCGTCAAAATAGTTGTGCTCGGCACCTACGCTGGCTCGACGCTGCTCGTCGGCAGGCTCACGGTCCATCGATGACGCCAGCCGAGGCGCGTGCCGAACACCGATCGATGCTGAGTGAGATCGGAGAGGACGTGTATATCCGGCGTTACTACGGCACGGGTACGAGCCGCCCATTCTTCGAGGCGAAGGTGCAGGCCCGCGTATCTGCATACGACGCAACGGAACTGGTTGGGACAGTTGTGCAGGGCGACCGCAAGATCATCGTGCTTTCCGGGGATTTGGAAGAGGCGCAGTTCCCGCTGCCGATCTTGGTAAGCGACAAATGCATCGTCGAGGGCAAGGAACTCGCGATCCTTTCGCCGGATCGTTTCACGCGGCGGCTGGCAGGCGAGGTTATTGCGATAGAGATTCAGTGTCGTGGGTAGACAGCAAGCCGAGGCCTTCAAGCAGCTCGTCACCGTCGGCTGGCCAGCGAAACAGGACGCGGCAGCCAAAGCACACCTGATCGCCACGGCTCGCGCGGGCCACGCGAAGATCATGGGCGCGGCTCAGATGCGCGGATCGAAGCCGGACTGGGACGCCTACGCGAACCAGCCGCTGCAAACGAACATCGAAGCGGTGATCCTGCCGGGGCCGATTGTCTACCGCTATCGCTACATCCGCGAAATCGTGGCGGAGGCGATCAGGCAACTCCGCGCGGCAAGCCCGGTCGCATCCGGCGCGTATGTTCGCAGCCATAAGATATTCGTCAACGGCTCGCCGGTCGACGTGCTGCCAATGAACCTCAAGGCGAGCGATGACGTGATGATCGCGAACACCGTCCCATATTCTCGCCGGCTGGAAGTCGGCAAGACCAAGAGCGGACGCGACTTCCTCATCAGCGTGCCGAACCGCATCTATGAACGGACAGCGCGAAAGCTGAAATCGAAATACGGCCAACTCGCCAAGATCGAGAGCACGTTCGTAAACCTGCCCGGTGCCTATTCGCTAAGGAAGACGCCCAAGGGCCGCGTTCGCCGCGGGCGTGGCGCTGGGTCGGCCGTGACGTTTCCGGCGATTCGGATCAGCCGGCTATGACAACAACATCCGATCTATTTAACCCTGGTGATGCCGTGCTCATCTGTGGGGCGACAAAGCGGCGTGTCGGGCGCGTGGTTTGGCGCGAACGCACTTGCTCCGAAGATGGTCTTCCGACTTATCGCGTGGAATTAGGCGGAGGGCTTGAAGGCGAATTTTGTGAAAGCGTGCTCGCGCGAAGTAACGAGCAATGACCACAACCTCGCAAGCAATCGACGTCATCAAAGCACGGGTTGTTGCAGCGTCTATCGCGTGGCCGATCAATTGGCCTGGAGATGATGGCATTCAGCTACCGGATACGCCAAGCGCATTCGTCTCTGTTGTGTTCGATGTAGACCGCGCCTTCTTCGCCGGGTACGGCGGCGGTCGCGGCGCAAACCTACAGCGCAACGAAGCGTGGCTTACGTTCCTGGTCTACGTGCCGAACGGTGAGGGCATGACGTCAGCGACGGATAAGGCTGAGGTGTTTTCCGCTCTGTTCCGCAGCTATCGCGACGCTAACATCTCGTGCTTTGCTGCGGTCACCAGACCGGAAGGCCCCGGCTCTTCCATGCGACCGCCAGGCGTAGATTCAGCAGTCGATAATTACTATGTGGCGTCGGCCGAAATTGGCCTGCACTTCGACCTGGTCGGCTGATCCGGTTTCAAACATCTTAACCTCGGAGAATTCACATGATCGGTGAAGGCGTCGGCGTTCGGCATACCTACAAGGCGTATGCGTCTGGGGATTACGTGTCGAACGCCAAGGCGGTGTCGGCGACGGACCCCGCCGTCACAGGCGGGCAAATCCTCCGCCGCACAACGAGCTCGCTGGCCTATAACAAGGCGAGCTATCGATCGAACGAAGCCCGCACATCTCGCATGCCAGTCGACATGCGGCACGGTGTGGAGAGTTGCAGCGGCGCGATTGCTGGCGAGCTTTCCTGCCTCACCTACTTCGATCTATTCGAGGCGGTACTGCGCGGGACGCGCGTCTCCCCAGTCTCGCTCTCGAATACCGATTTCACAAGCGTTGCAGCGGACCTCACAACGGGCACATTCACCTTTACGTCGGGTGATCCGTTGGCGCTGGGTATGCGCGTCGGCCACATTTACCGCTTCGCAAGTTTGTCGGACGCCGACAACAACGCGAGGAATTTTGTCGCGCTCGGCTTCTCTGGAACATCGAACCGCATCATGGCGGCCTACCCCGCCCCGGACACGATGGGCGCCGACACTGCCTTCACGATGACATCAACCGGCAAGCATGTGATCGCGCCACTCAGCTCGCATGTGAGCCGCAAGTTCGCCATCGAGCGGTATTTCACTGAACTCGACCTTCACGAACTCTTCACCGAATGCCGTTTTGCCGGGTTCAATCTCAACGTGCCTGGGACCGGGCTCGCGACTATCGACTTTCAAGTCCTTGGCCGTAGCTACGAACCGGACTCTGCCGGGTCGTCGCCGTTTTTTACAGCCCCGACGGCTGTCACATCGACAGGTTTGTTAGCGTCAGTGAACGGCCTAGTCCGACTCGAAGGTGCCAACCTGGGACTCGTCACCAGTCTGAGCATGGCTTTCTCCAACGGCGCCTACTTGCCGGACCCGGTCGTTGGCCAGAACTTCCTGCCCGACATTCCTTATGGGAAATATTCTCTCACCGGAAATATGTCGCTCTACTTCGACTCGCTGACTCAGTTGAACCTGTTCAGGAACGAAACGGAGTGCGAGCTCATCGTCTATCTGACGGCCACAAGCGCCATCAACTCGCCAGCGATCACGTTCACCGTTCCGCGCATCAAATTCCAAAGTGGTGCACCGAGCGTGAATGCCGATGGTAGCGTCCTCGTGCCGATGACGTATGAGGGCCTCGAAAATACCGTCGTGGGCACGCTTCCGCCAGGGATGGAGGCGACGCTGCTTATGGTGACGGATTCCGAAATCGTTTAACGCAATCCCGTCCGCCAGCGGGAGAAACGCCCGTCGCCCGCTGGGGCGGCGTGCGGTTGCGCCGCAACCGGGGCAGCATGAGCCTGGCGGCCGTGCTGCCCCACCTACCGCCAGAGGAATAAACACATGGACGCCGATATCAGTGCACTCAGCATCAATGTTGAATCCGGCATCAGGATGCCGATCATCTATCCAGGGATGACCGATCCGCTTGTAGACGAGGCTGGGAACGAGGGCTATTTGGAACTACTTTCCAAAGACAGCGCTCCGGGTCGCAAGTTCTTCCGCAAGCTCCAAAACACCGCAGTTAAGAAAATGTGGAGGAGTGGCGGTCGGCTCAAGGGTCTTGACGACGAAGACGCTGTCGAGATCGAAGTCGATAAGCTAGTCGTCCTGATGACTGGCTGGCATTTGGTGACGCCGGACGGCAAGGCAATCAACACGCCATTCAATGAAGCAAATGTCCGCAAGGTTATGTCGCTTGATGGGATGGCGTGGCTTCGGGAGGCCGCTCTCGCATTCGCCGATAACGCCGCAAATTTTACGAAGGCCTCGTCGGCGAGCTGATCGAATATGCCGAGCGGCAGTTCAAGCTCGCGCGTCGAACACCGGACGGGGCAACCAGCCGTGATCATCTTGAGTCAGCCGCGCGTCAGATGGCGCTCGCCGGCAAGAAGATGCCGAAAGCCCTGGCGCCGGTGGTTGATGTAGAGCCCTGCCCACGGGGCGCAGAATTGCTCTGGGCGTGGTTCAACGAGATTGCCTGCGGTCTCGACGGCAATGGATTTTCGGCTCCGGTCATCTCCTGGATGCAACTCGACGCATGGTGCCGCTTAAGGAACGTCACGCTTGAGCCTTGGGAGGCTTTGGCGCTCGTGCAACTGGGAATGCTCCGCGCATCCGTTCTGAGCGAGAAACAAACAACGCCTGGGGGCGCTGGGTAAATGGCCGAAGCGTCCGTCACCGAGGCGATCTACAAATTAAGATACGAAGGCGGCGACAGCGTCCGCACGCTCACGTCTATTCGTCAGGCGGCCGAGCAGGCGGCGCAGGGCACGGATAAATTAGCGACTTCCGAGGAGCGTCTCGGCAAGTCGTCGCTGAACATGCTGGCGGCGCTCGATCCTCGCATTCGGGCCGAGCAGGCCGCCGCGCGGCAGTTGGAGCACTTCAACCGCCTCCATCTCGACGGCGCGATCACGAATGATCGTTACGCGCAAACTCTCCGCATGATCGAGGGCAATCTCAAAACAAAAATCGCCGCGACCGATGGCGCGATCTTCTCGACGGCGCGCTTGAGCGACAATGTCGGTCTGCTGATCGGGAGATATGCGAGCTGGGCGGCAATCATCACAACGGTGACGAAGCTCGCGCGCACGGCAGCTGAGCACGACGAAGAGGCTGGAAATGCCATTGATCGGCTATCTGTCTCTTGGGTGAAACTGTCAGAGGCGGCGGCGCCAACTCTTACGTTCCTGGTCAACCGCCTGACCAATGTCCTGGACCTGTTGAACGCAATGCCTGCCGCTTTGGCCGACGTTAGACGCGGGATGAGCCAAGCGGAGTTCCTCGGCCGCGATACCGCAAACCCGTTGCTGTCCCAGCGTTCCGGCGGGATACCTTTCGCTTCGGCCGCCAATCCGTTCGCTGCGATGGATTCCAAATCGCGCAACTGGACTCCCGGCGCGGCTGGATTTCCCGTAAGCGGCAGCAGCGATTTAACCGCCATCGCAGCGG